AATGTGGGTCTTTATATGATGGCAACCAAATAGGAAAAATATGAACGATTGGCAAAAGGGATTTTGGATGGGGGTAGGGTCTATTGTGGCTGGTATTATATTTGGTGTTGTTTTTTTACCACGACCAGTTTGTGCTCAAACTTTAAATTGGGATAGTAGTCCGTTGAACTATACAAATTCTCAATATAACTATGACAACGGCTCCAATAAGTGGGAAAACTCTTCACAGAATTGGAATAATAGTCAATACAACTATAGCGCTAACAATGGGGTTTATACCAATACCGGAGATCGTATTGGGTATGAAACAATAAGTTTAGAGGGAACAAAAAATTACTTTGACAACAATGGTAGCCGTCAAGGTTACACACCATATGGGAGATAAACATGGTTGATTACAGCGAAACATTACTGTCTATTAAAAAAAGTATGGAATTAGCCCATAAAGCATTGCTGGCTGGAAAGCCGGATGTAGCAGAGGGATACCTTAAGGCTGTTGCAGCTAGCGCAGAGATGCTGGCAGCTTGGATACATCAAACAAAATGAAAATAACTAATAAATATAACCTTCCACAAACATTTGTTAATGTAGCAAATCGTCCGTCCTACACCAAAGGTAAGGCGCACGTATCTGCTACCGAGCTATTGAATAGCCCACGGATTGTTCAGTTAAAGAAAAAATATGACGATCAAATTGTCACAGATGTATCTGATATGATATGGTCAATTATAGGAACAGCTATTCATGGCGTATTGGAACAGGGTAAAGATGCTAACCATATTGTTGAGCAAAGATTACATGAAGTACTTGATGGTTGGCATATTTCTGGCGCTATTGACCTACAAATTGTCCATAATGATGGTATAGAGATTAACGACTACAAAAATGTAGGCGTATGGTCTGTAATGAACGAAAAAATAGAGTGGGAACAACAGCTTAATATCTATGCTTGGTTGGTAGAAAAAGTTAAAAAGACTCCGGTAATTAAATTAGCCATCATTGCCATCATTAGAGACTGGACTAGACGGGATGTTCAATCTCGTCAGGGTTATCCCCAATCACAAGTTGCAACTATTCCTGTTAAGCTATGGTCAATGGAAGAGCGTGAGCAATTCATTAGGGATCGTATCCATGTGCAATCTGAAGGATTATTTGCCATGGAAACCAATGAAGTGTTACCATTGTGTACACCAGCAGAAATGTGGGAAAAACCTACTACTTATGCTGTTAAAAAAGAGGGTGCTGCACGGGCTAAGTCAGTTCATGCAGAGAAGGAAGAAGCAGAGGAAATGTTACAAAAATCAGGTAAGGGATACATTCTTGAAATTAGAGAAGGGGATCGCACCCGTTGCTCAAACTTCTGTTCGGTATCTAATTTTTGTGATCAATACAAAGCATATATTGAGGAGAGGAAAAATGCTAAAACAACTAATGAAACAATTTGAAAATGAATTTGTTGGACAAGTTAAAGTATGGGAGCCGGTAAATGATTCCATGTATTGCGGTCGGATTTCTGATGCAGAGCTAGAGGCAATGCGGGAGCGTAATGAGGCGGCAATTCAGGATTGCATTGAAGAAATGGGAACCAAGTGGATTTTGCATCCAACTCATAAGGTGGGCAGATTAGATGAAAGCAAATGAATATCAAATTGCTGGCAGTCATTATGCTGAAAATTCTATTCAGCCTTGGGATTATATTATTGCTAACGACTTGGGGTACTTGGAGGGCAACATTGTTAAATATACAACTCGTTGGCGAAGAAAAGGCGGGGTTGATGACCTTAGAAAGGTTATTCACTACGCAGAAAAGTTAATTGAAGTAGAAACAATGTACAAATTAAAAGAGGAACACGATGGAATACAAAGAACTTAGAAAGATAGATGTTTCTAAATATACCGAAAAGAAAAATGGACTTACATATCTTTCTTGGGCATGGGCGGTTGACCAGCTTTTGCTTGCCGATCCAAAGGCACATTGGTTTTATCCGGAGTTTCAACGCTGGGGAAATGGTTCAGTCATGGTATTTTGTACGGTTATAGCTAACGATATTGCTCGAACTGCACAGTTGCCCGTTATGGACTATCGTAACAAGCCGATTTCAGAGCCGGATTCATTTGCCGTTAATACTGCTATGCAACGTTGTTTAGCTAAAGCAATAGCTTTGCATGGAATAGGGCTATATATCTACAATGGGGAAGATATTCCACCGGACACTATACAAGAGCCTGTAGAGCAAAAAAAGGATGATCCTAAGCCTACCCCTAGCAAATCTGTTCCAGCGCCCACAAAGACCGCTGGCAAGCCCGGAGAATGGCAATTAACAGTAATGGAGACAGAAAATGTTAAGTCATGGATGGATTCATTAAAAGCTGGTGTAAATGCCATACTTCAATTAGCGACAACTCCGGATGATGTAGCCAATATATTTAAGAACAATCGTGTGGTATTTGATAAGGCTAAGGACTTAGACGAAAAGGGTTACGCACAGATTATGGTCAGTTTTTCAGCAACTAAAAAATCATTAACAAAGGAGTAAGCATGAAAGGTAATTATGTAATTTGGGACACAAAAACCGGCATCAATGATGGTGCCTATGTAAGTCTAGATGATGCAATGTATCGTTACAAAGAAATGTCAAAAGAAACACCTGATGGTGCATGGATTGTTGCCCAAGTAGTTTATGGATCACATTTATCAGACGAAAAATTTCACGCAAACGTAAAGGAGTAATACATGGATTATCCAAATCAAGGAACGCTTTGGCATAACGCAGAGAAAAAGCATGAGAAAGCGCCCGACTTTTCAGGTGCAATGATGTTTGAAAAAGATTTTTTACAAGATTTGATTGATAAATCAAAGAATGGCGAAATAGAACTTAAATTAGACATTTGGAAGGGTAAAGTAAACACCCGCAACGGAGAGCGCCATGTTCTTAATGCCAAAGTAAATACTTATGTTAAGCCTGACCAACCAGCAACTTCTGCAAAGGATCCATGGGATGAGTAAGAAAATTAAACGTGAATGGAATGATGAAGATGATTTAGAGTTTTCTAAAGCATTTGGTGATTGGGCTAAAAAAGCTGATAAGAAACACGATACTGTGGACTGGGAAAATTTATGCACCCAACTTCAACAAGCCCTTTCAGCAGAAATGAAAGAAAACGAAGAAAAGGATGAACTTATTGAAATGATGAGAACAATTATTTATTACCTTGAAATTAGAGTTGGTATTTATAAGGGAGAGGGTATTGGAAACCAGTCAATTTGAAGGCAAAAAAATAGCCCTCAAGCAGACTAAGGATGGGTATGCTATGACAATAGCTATCCATCCGGATGAAGTTCCTGATGAACTTTTAAGAGACTTTGTTGGGGCAAGATATATGGTGGTTATGGTGCGTCTTGCTGACAATGAAGAGCCATTAAACCGTGAGGAATATGTGGGCGGTCAGTTAATTAAAAAAGCTGGGATGATTTGCAGAGATCCAGAGTTTTGGAAGTTTATGCAAGATGAGGGTCTTGTATTTGAAATGAAAGAATCTGCCGTTGCAGAGGCTGTATGTGGTTATTGTGATATTGTTTCCAGATCTGATTTAAAAACCAATCAATATGCACAAAGCTTATTTAAAAAGCTAATGGGAGAATTTGAGACATGGAAACAGACAAGAAATACATGAGATTTTTAGCGGCTTGTTTTGCCTTAACCGGTGGATCAACACCAAAGAACGCAGTAAAACTAGCAGATCAACTAATAGAGGAATTAGACAATGAAGAAGATATTGATGGCGGTATTGCTGCTGTTGTCGTTAAACGCAAGCGCAGCAGGAGTAATAGCTGAGGCACCCAATCAAGGGGGCGGAAGTATTTCCCTAACAGATATAAAATGTACTACAACTGAAAATAGCTTTATTGCCTATTCAAACTTGGCAAACGGGAAATCTATTCTTGGATGCTGGGCTTCCGATGATGATAATGTATTTGTACGTTGGTCAGATGGCGAAATTAGACAATACCCAGTAGCAAAATTTACTATGAAAAAGCGTTACGTTAACGGAAAATGGATTTAATGATGGAAGACATAGAAGAGGTTATACTTGCACTTAGAGCCGCCGGATACGCAACACCGGAATACGAAATATTACCTGATGGATCGGTGCATTATTTTTATGGAACCAAAGAAAAGAATTCTCTTCTTCATAGCCAACAATCCGGGAGTATTAACGGAAGAGATAACTCTGGGAATTAAACGGGCTTCGCTAGGTCTGCATTTGCGTAACCTAACCGATAAAGGCTTATTGATTAAGACTCAAGATAATAGATGGCAAGTATCCAATAACTATGTCATGGAAAAAACAGTAAGCAAATTAAACCCAATGGACATTGCAGAAAAATATATTAGAGAAATGATCTTTTGTAGTGGCAACTAAGAGTGAACGAAAATACTTATCGAGTGTTGCGAACATCGGCTGCATACTTTGCAGACATCTTGGTTTTGGTACCAAAGACGCAGAGATACATCATATTCGTAGGTTTGGAGGAAAAAGATCTAACGCTCCCGTTATCCCCCTCTGTCCAGAGCATCACCGAGGCAATACCGGTGTTCACGGACTTGGTGCGAAAGGGTTCGAGAAACGCTATTTACTTACACAAGAATTTTTATTGGAACAGACACAGGCCTTATTGGGCGATTCCACTGGGGTATAAATAAGTTGGGGGACGTCCGTTGGACTGGGCGCAGAGGATACACCGCTATCCCCCTTTGGTATTCTACAGCTCAAGCGGATCAAATCCTAGTTCTTCTGAAATAACTTTAGTTCTTCTGCGAAATTCGGCATCATGGTAAGACCATCTGCTAGTTTTCCACCGGCTCATGTGAACGCATTCATGGCATAAAACCCTAATTACAGTAGATAAATGCCCGCATTTTTTAGCAGAAATTGTAATCGTATGCTCGTGTTTTCCGCCATCATCGTACAAATAAGTGCCCATCACTTCTGGGTCTTGATCAACAATAAAGTTAATCTCTTCTGGCAGGGGCATAGCCCACTTATCAAATGGTTTCATGCAATAAATTGCACAATAGAGATTTTTAATAATTGCCGAACTTAACCTCATACCTTGTGGATTGCGCCCCTAAATTCGTATTCATCTTCTCCGCAAACTTGGATTAGCTCAGGAAGCATAAGTCTACCACGCTCAAATGACAGTAGGGCAAACCCTGATCTCCAATCTTTAGGGTTATCTTCTGTATATCCCATGAACTGATTACCATGAGGATCGGCTAGGCAACCCGTTTGAACCCCGTAGCGGGTTCCGTTGTAATCGGTGAAGGGTTGTACTGCTAAATTGTGTGTGTGCCCTGTGACCATGTTTACGCCCGAATTAACGGTATTGGCACGACCGGCACCAAAAGAACCTTTCCAGCGGTGCTTAATACAAGTGTCTTCATTAACCCAAAAAGACCAGCATGGTTTCCATAGTGGAAAGTGATCTTTAAGGGTAAACCCTGATACACCCTCATACATACCGGTTTGGGCTGATAAGAATGTTTCAAAGCGGGCATCATGGTTTCCCATAGTCCATATAAGCTGAGCGCCCTTAGATACTTTCTCAATACCTTCCATGAGCTCTTTACAGGCATCTAGCTCTTCTCTTACAGTAGGAGACTTCTCCCAGCCTATCCGAGCATGACGAGACGCTTGAGAGCCGTCAAAAACGTCTCCATTGGCGACCACTACTTTAGGTTTAAATTCTTTAATAATCTTTAATAGGGCTTTGTAGGCTGTGGTAGTTTCATCAGGCCAAAAATGAGCATCTGAAAAAACTACAACCCTGCCCTTTTCCATTTCAATACCACGGCGAGCATTTCCGGGCGTTTGATCTACTTTTTTAAAGTGTGCTGGATTTTGACTGGCAAACGTAGGTAATGAGATACCATGCCTGCTTTCAATTGCTCTTCGTCTTGCGTAGACATTTCGTATTGCAATTTTATTAACTTTGGCAAACTCTTCTGGACTTCCAAGTTTGTTCCAAGATGCTATCCACTGTTCATCTGTTAAATGATATCCAGCCATGGGGTCTCCTCTGTTAGATCAATGACTTAGATTGCATTTATACACCAGTTTTTGTAAAAAACCAATAAATATTTGTTATATAAGGGAAAACCACTACTCTTCTGCGGCTTTTATTTTATCATTAAACCTTTTCATGATGGCTTGTTTTCTATCTTCTAGAATTTGGATGCGCTCTCTTGGGAATCCACGTGCCTGAAAATCTTTCTTTTGCTTGTTAATCTGAGAAATTTGATTTTCTGCGCTGTTAGCTTGTTGCCATAGACGAGCTTCTGGGTTCTCGCTCATGTATTCTGCAACGCTAGGACCTGTATAGCCGGGCTTTCTACGTCCTTTAATCTCATTCTCATGCTCTGCCATCTTGGTAACATTATCATAAAAGCGTTGTGAGTCAGCAGCCTTAGATTCAATATCTCCAATAAATCGACCAGCAATCGGAACACGGTAGGCTGGCAACTCTTCTCCGGTAATAGCAGACTTAATCGCTGTCTCAGCCTTCATTACTTCTCGACCAGCGCCACCGGTAAATTGACCTGCTAAATAATCTAATGCATCTGCTGTTGGGCTAATTGCACCCTTTTTAAATTCTGTACCACCGGATGCATAGTTTAAAAACTCAGACAATACTTTATTAATTTCACTAGCACTTTCACGGGAACGTGTATATCCGGGGGTAGGATTAGTTGCACGATCAGCTTTATAAATTGGTCGACCAAAGGCATCTTTATTTGCTTCTAATGCTGCCAATGGATCTAGAACGGTTGGCAACAAAGTTTGCATGGATAGCCCTGTGCTACCTACTGGGTTAAATGCGTCCATAGCAATACCAAATAATTCTGCCGTATGTTTTCCAGCATTTTTACCGCCACCCAATACAAACTCAGTTGTCTTACGACCAATGTTAGGGAAAAAGTGCAATCCCAACGGCATAGGTATCATTGCATACTTACCACCGGGCAAAGGAATGATTAAGTTACGTTCTTTAACAAACTCTGGAGGTTCATCTTCCTCAAATCCTGCGGCAGCTAAAGCAATAGCCTGTAAAGTACCCAAGGCTATACCGCCAGCAATAATCTTCTTACCTGTTGGAGAAAGTTTGTATTTACCATCAGCACTTCTAATCAATAATGTTTCTGCTAAACGAGAAGTACCTTGCACGGATGCATTAAAGAATGCATACAAAGCATTAATACGTGAACCGAGCTGGCCTTTGCGGTCAAAGTTAACAGTTAGGTTTTTAGCAATACTAGCAGCTTGCTCTTTAGACAAACCTTTTTCAACTGCCACTTTATAAGCAGATAAGCGAACTGAGTTTTCAATGGTGTCGTTAAAATCAGACAGTAGTTGTGCAGCAGAACTAAATGCTCTTTTAGCGGGACCACGCTTCATCCGGTCTAGTTCATGTTCAATTAATTGTTTCTCTTCTGCTTTGCGAGTTAATGAATCACGATATAGGGTTTGAGCACCAGCAACTTTAAATTCTTCCCATAATCTAGCTTCTTCAGTATCTGGGATTGGCTGACCATTACGTTCTGCTTTAAGGGTTGCAAAGATAGTTCTTATTGCAGGAAATACTCCAGCAAGAACCTTGCGTTGTTCTCCAGCAATCTTAGTAGTAGATAAGTTAATTGCTGCGCCTTGTACGTCACGGAGTAAGTTGATGCCACCGAACACTGGATTATATTGAGTATTAACCGCTGCAAACCAACGAGTAAGTTTACCAATCATTCCTAGAGCATCGCCAAGTTGTTCTGTATCTAAGTTCTTCATAGCCTCAACCATACGCTTAGCACGAGGATCATTTTGATTAAAGAATATGTACCGGTCTTTACCATTGACACGAACTGGAAATACGTTATCTTTATAACGTTCTAATGGATTAATCTTGTATTTAACAGTCTCTAATCCAGTCTGTGGATCCATATAAATTTGAGGACTTTTAACTTCTTCCATAATTCCGACAACATCGCTGCCATCCAATCCTAAGCTATCTAATTCATAAGCTAATGCATCTGGATCTTTGATAGCATCTGGATTAACTGGTAACCAAAAGTTTGGATTTGGGCTCTTGATAGTTAGACCATATAACGCACGTCCTACACGGATCTTTTCAGCCTTGATAAGTGCACGTTCACGCTGGGCTATAATGTTTCCAAGAATATCTTGAACTTCTTTTTCAGATCCAGTAGCCCGTTTGCTTGATGGACCGCTACTGCTAAATCCAGCACCAGTTCCTTGACTTGGGTGGCTAGCAAAATCATCATCAACACGGAATAATGGAACATACTTTTTATATGTTTTATTCCAAGAATCAATAGCAGATTGTGGCTCGGCACCAGAATCCACTAGGATCTTCTGGGTTCCTTTAATCATGCCATCAAACTCTTTAGCTACTTCTTCTAATTTCTTGGCTTTTGCTGGGTCTAACTTATTAAAGTAATCATCAATTTGTTTGTAAGTTAAACCAGATCCTTTGTCTGTCATAGCATTAGGGTTTGGTCTACCATCTTTATCAAATGCAGGTCTAATCTTAGCAATTTGATCGTTGCGCTCTTTAGCATGACGATTGTGCAAATAAGCTTTCATATCATCCGGTGATATACCCATCTTGCTCATTTGCTTAATTACTGGCATCAAATCTTGCAACAAGAACTTACGCAATGCAGCAGACGTACGCCCGTGATAAAGCTCTTCCTTGAGGTATACGTTCCAGTTATCTTCTAACTCACCGGCTTCTTTTTGAATAGCTTGAATAACACGCTTAGTATCAATGTGTTTATCTTGTAACTTATATAAGAAGTTATCAATCTTAGATAATTCTGGACTATTCCATACTGGAGATACAATTTGTCCGTCTATGTTGCGGTGCTTGTTTACTTTAGCGGTAGGCTCTTCTGATACCTCACGCTCGCTAAATTGAATTGCGGATTCAGGATTAACAAATTTATCAATAACTTCTTGTTGATAATTTTTGCTTAATGGTAAAAGATCTTCTACTAAAAAACCTTTACCTTTTTCTTCTGATTTATTTCCTTCTTTATCATAAGAAGAATAAGATTGTCCACCAAGAGGTAAAATGCTAATTGGCTTTGCGTCATCAACCCATTTGCGCATATTAAAAATAACTGGAACACGATTTATCCCTGCTCTCATTAGAGCAATCATTCTATGTCTTCCTTCGTGACCTTGTATTTTAGATCCCCAAGACTTAGGTTCAGTAATATTTAAAAAAAGATCTTGCATTTCTTCTTTTAATTTATCAATGTCTAAAGGTGTTGTTTCTTTTTCTAGTTCTTTTAATAAATCAGGAGTTGTCGTTGCAGCTAAAAAATCTTTTGGATTAACATATCCTATATATGCTTTAGTTGTACTAGGATATTCTGAATCAGCATAATAGTTATATATATCTTTTAACCTTCTGGGAGTAATTGTAGAGATTGCATCAATTTGACTTTCCCTAAACAACGCCATCTGACCTTTGTAAAGATTGTCAGAGATTAAATCAGCTTGCGCTTCAGTAGCCAAACCATCCATATAGGATTTAAATGTTTCGTTAGGCAAATACTTTTTATTCTTAGCTTGTGAGAAGAAACGTTTAATTGCAGCACCTAACTTAGCAAAGAACTTTTCTACTGCAGTAATCGGTTTGTCAGATGTGGTTGCCCAGCGAGATACTTGGTCAGCATACCATTCATTAAAACTTTTCCAATATGGGGTCATCTTTGCAGAATCCATCATTGCATTGCTGCCATACTTAGTATTTTTTGCAGATTTTCTAGCCCGCATAGAGTCAACTAATTCTTTGGCTGATTTTCCTTTTTGAGACAACAGCCATTTATCATGCTCTGCACGAATCTTAGCTTGTAATTCTTTTGGAGCGCTGTCAAATACTTCACGTTGATGGGCGTGACCCATTTCGTGAGCTAATGTTTCAAGCAATTCTATTGGGCTTACGTTTGTTTTTAATGCAATGTAACGACTACCATCATCCATTTTACGAGTTGATCCAGCGGCTGTTCCCGATAAAATAGCAGAACCAATTGCTCTATGTGGACCTGTAAAATTTAATTTATTAGCTATAGCATCATCTATTGATGTTACATAAAGATCTTGTTTTAAATTAAGAAGTTTTTTCCATTCATTAATAATGCCACGCAGTTGCGGAGTAATGCTTTGAGAAAATGCTAGTCTATTGTTATTAAATTTAATAAATGGATTTTTTTTGTGATTTTCAGTATCTTGTTTTTCAAGCTTATCTTTAAGGCTAAGCATTTGTTTTAATTCGGTAGGCGCAATCCAGTCGCCTTTAAAATCTTTAACATCTACCCTAGCTCTAGTAGATCCCTTTGCGGGAACATATACTGGATCTCCATTTAAGTTATATCCCTTAATTAAAGCTAAATTACCTTTTTGATAAACTACGTCTCCGCCCATTATTGTTGCATGGTGATCTGCCATTTCCTGTTCTTCTACAGTGCCTTCTCTGTAATTGGCTGCAAACTGTGCGGCAGCTTCTTTTTCTGCTTCAGCCTCTTGTGCTTGCTCTGCAACAGCTTCTTCTGGAGCTGGCTCTAGTACTGTCTCTAATTCTTGAATGCGCTGATTGATGCCCCGTAATTGCGCTTTTTTGGTCATATTGTATGGAGTATCAGCGTCAATTTTAGATATAGCATCATAAATTAAATTACGCATTGAATCCGTTCCACCAATACCTTCTTGTAAATCACTTTCAGTTAATATTCCATCATTAATGGCGGCTAACGTCAAATCATCAAGCGGGTATCCATCTTTTCTAAAAATTCCTACCGGTATTTTTTTATCAAATTTTTCAATCCCCATGTCAGATTTTTCATTTACACTTACGCCATATTTTCTTAGCCAAGGAATAAAGTTATCTTTAACTTTTTCTACTTTTTCTTTTTCTTTATAAAGTTGTAATAACTCCATATGATCTGGAGTAGGGTTTACCATTACATCTCTTGTTAATAAACGCTGACGTGGTTGATTCTGTTCATTCTTATATTGAATGTATTCTCTGCCATTCTTTTTAATTATGTCTCCATATATGCTTTTTACTTCACCCTTATCCATAAAGGCAAAGTTATTCTGATCTGCTGCTTTTGCATTAATTTCTGGCGTTGGAATTGTAGTAGCATTAACTAATGCAGTAGGCTGTTGTTTTTCTGCAACAGGTTGAATTAATGTTTCTGGAGGAGTTACCGGTAACGTTGCTGGAGGTATAGCTGCTGGAACTTCTTGTGCTACAGGGGCTTCTGAAATTACTTGTGTGGCTGGTGCCGGTTCTTTTTCAGTCAATGCTGTTTCTGGGGCTGCTTGTTTTGGTTGCCCTAATAAATCTGCAATTTCAGCAGATGTATCCATATAAGATGATGGTGGTACCTGAGTAGCTCCGGCAGCCTCTGTAGGCTCAGTAATTGGTTTTTCAATAGCAGGTGCTGGGGGTTGAGCTTTACCTTCTCTATAGGCTTGCACTCCCCTTGTTACTCCACCAATACCACCACCGGCTGCAGCAGCACCAAAGAACGCTTCTTTAAACTCTCGTTTAGCGTCATCACTGGTTAGGTCTAATCCCGCTTGATATCGTTCTGCAGCTTGTTCTAATACTTCTACTGGAGCTTCTGCAATAACACCTTCTGTAGCACCAACCGCTACTCGTTTACCTACTTTTGCAGCAAGTTCACGAGCGGTCAATTCTTTAAGAATCTCTTCTCCGGCTTTTTTGGTTCCAAGAGAAGTTAATCCAGTAGTAAATCTATCAGCATAGTATCCAAGTGGTGCGGTAATAGCTGCCGTTGTAGCGGCTTTAGCGATCTCTAATTCTTTTGGATCATTCTTTTCTTGAGCTTGGCGTACTAAAAAGTTACCAAATTGCTGGATGCCATAAGTGCCCATGCCCACAAGAGGGCCTACAATTGGAGCAAATGGTCCAGATACTGCGGCGGCAGCAGATCCAGCAGCTAATGGAATAGCCATCTGCGGTGCAGACTGTAGAATATTCTCAGAAATATATTTAGGAACTTGTGCAATTGCAGAACCAAGACCTTTTTCTTGATAAAGCTTTTGAATGCCCTCAGCAGTCATGCCCGGAGTTGTTTCTGGAATAGCTTGATTGGCTTTAATAGCCTGCATCTTGGCACGAGTCTCTGCTTCAGTACCAGTTAAAGCAGTTCCAGCAAGACTTAATCCAGAGCCAACATCCGACAGTGATTCCACGCCACGTTTAACGGCAGCAACAGATCCGGGAATAAAGCCTACATCTTCTGCTCTTTGCTTTGGCTGATACATTCTTTTTGCATAAGCCAGCAATTCATCTTGAGACGCACCTTCAGGACCTTCAAATTCCAGAACATTTCCATCTGGAGCTTTAACTTCATAAGTTGGCATACGTCAACCTTATTGTGGTTTTACTGTTACAGGACCCCATCCCGGCGTTGGCTCGGGAGTGCTTGAACCAAATATATTATCAAAAAAGCCCGGCTTCTTAGGTGGAGGAGGTGGTGTAATTGTACCAACATCTACCGTTTCAAAGTTAGATCCATAACGTTTATAAATAGATGCAATAACTTTATTAATTGCAACTTGGTATCTAGCTTCAAGATCTGGAGTTAACATACCATTTTTAGCATCTAATTGCATACGTTCTCTAAGATCACGAATTTGTGGATTAGACTGAAGTGCTTTATCAATTTTTCCGCTAATGATATCCTCAGCATCCGGTTTCTTGCCAAGAGTAGCCTCACGATAACGTTCTAATGCAGCAGCTTTGTTCATTTCGGCTTCAGAGGCAGCTTTATATTTATACAAGCCAAGTTGTTGCGCAGCAATATCTTTAGCTTCATCAGATTCTTGTTTGCGTAATGTAGCAAGAGTTCCAACACCTTGCGCCCCACCTTCAGCAATAGCAGCCAATGGGCTAATGTTTTTAGATGCAGCAGCACCAAATCCAGCCTGCATTAAAGCCATTAAATTATTGGTTTCACGAGTCTTTTTAGCTGCTTCACGGCGACTGCGTATGTCTTCTAATAGTTCTCTTTGAATTTCTTCCATAGAAGATGGTGCAGCATACTGTTGTGCAATTCTTTCTGATGGCTTTTCTGTCGATGTTTTTTCAGCTTGATTAAATTCTGTTATTGCTTGTTGAATTTGTTTTTTTACTGGGTCAACAATAGACTCACCTTCGCTTAAAGACATTTCCGGTCTAATCATTGCAGATGTATCAATGCCATTGGATGGACGAGCAGCAGGTGCAGCTGGTGCAGCAGCAGGTGCAGCAGGGGCTGCGGTTGTCGCTGCAGAAGAAGAAGAGCCTGTATAGTCAAACAAATAATCTTTACGAGCATCAGAAGCTTTTTTAAATGCAGCTGCTTGGTCTTCTGGAGTCATTGAAAAGAATCTTGATGTGGGCTCTCCAAGATATTTTTTATACATATCAGGAACTTTATCAAATCCTAATTTAGAAACTGGATTGTAGTTAGATGGATTGGTAAATATATCTCCAAGATTCTTAACGCCTTCTACAACTCCACGACTACGCCGCAAATAAGCATTATCAATTCCTTGATCTGCCATAGATAAATCATCTTCTAAACTAGATGCATCATATTCTTCTTGGGATACTTTCCCTTTGTTTTTAAAATGAGCAACGCCACCCTGAGCCATCTTGACATAATTTAATGTCTCTGGTTTTAATGAGGAGATTCCTTCTTTAGAGCGTAATGCACGGTCTAATCTGCCGGGACCAGCATTGTAAGCCATTAATGTAAGACTTGGATCTTGATACTTGTCATACATTTTCTTAAGGTATGCAACTCCACCTTCAATGTTTTCTAAAGGATTGTACGGGTTTACACCTAGTTCTTTAGCAGTATTAGGCATTAATTGCATTACGCCAATAGCACCGGATTTTGAACGAGCAGACTCAGGATCTTTTGATCCACCTGTCTCTTTATATAAAGCATGAAGAGCAATATTTTCTGGCAAACCAATACGTTTAGCCGCTTTAATTACTTCTGCTTCATATTTGTGTGATCCTTTGACGTCTTTTAAAGGAGAGCCTTCTTCACGAATTTGAATAGTAGCAGAAGGATGTGGGGCATATCCACCAGCAGCTGGCATGATTGACTGTACAAAGTCATTATCTGTTCCACTACCAAATAATTGTTTCATCTCAGCATCTTCTGCATCTTCGTCAACTAAACCACGATTAGCATAGCCAACAATACCGCCTTGTGCCATAGTTTGTGTTGGAAGATTGCTTGGTGCAGCTTCGATACCTTGTTCTGGTGGCTGACCACCATTAGCGGCAATCTGTTCGATTCCTGATGGAGCAGGAGCAGAAGGGGCTTCGCTTTGCGGAACTTGTTCAAGCATAGCAGACAATTGTTGTATTTCTTGAGTATAACGCTGTGCTGACTCTGTATCACCAGATTGTAATGCTACCTCTATCTTGTGTTTAAGCACTTCAATAGCTTTAGGAATAACTTCAGCCATTGCTTCTTGCTCATCTTTTTGTGCAGCCTGTGACCGCAACTCATCCATGATAGTGCCTTGTGGCATACCCTTAGCGCTAGCTGCAGCAGCATCCCCATGAACTTTTTCATTTAATTGGATAGCTTGTGCAATACCACTAACTTGCGGAGAAATAGCACCATCTTTAGTACTATCCTGCAATTGTTTTGAAGAAATGCTTGTAGGATTTAATAAAGCTTTTTGATTTAAATTAGCAATACCGCCGGGCGCATAGCCCTTAACAGATCCACCGGCAGCATAAGATTTCATTAAACCACCTTGAGCGGCTTTGTTAGCCAATGCTAAACCAGCTACGCCAGCAGTTCCTAAGCCAGCCAACTGTGATGTTGTAGATGGTTGGGCTTGCTGTTGTGTAGTTGTTACATCTGTTATTGGAATGCCGGTTATCAAGCCTTTTAACTGACCCAATTGTTGCATTGGGTATTGTTGTGCTTGCTGGTAATTAGACATACCTGCATTAATGACGTTTTGAGCTTGTTGCTGTTGTTGACCGCCAAATTGATTTTGTAATCCAAGGATGCCTTGCTGTTGCAGTAACTGTTGTCCTGCCAAAGATCCAGCTTGACCATATCCTTGTAAACCAAGGTTAGCCACAGTGTTCATTTGATTCTGTGCATTACCATAAGCTTGGTTATATGAACTACCAATGACTTGGTTTATAGCCATATTTTTATTGCGCTGGTTTTCAGATTGCTCTAAAGCTGCACGATTTCCACCAAACGCACCTGCTGCTGTAGCTCTGCCCTGTAACTGATTACCGGTAATATCATATTGGCGATTCATTTCAGCCAATTGTGGCTGTAAAGCATTTTGAATATAAGGATTCATATATGCGCCAACAGCATACGGATTAGTGGATTGGTTAGCTAAATTTTGACCTGCTCCAAATGAACTATAGGCGGCTGCACCAGTAAGGTTTGGGGCTTGAGATTGAGATAAGTCTGACGCACCTTGGTACGCTTGATTTTGTAATGGCTGGAATCCTGCTACTGCTGAGTTAGCTGCAGCATTTGCACTAGGATTAATACCATACTGACCACCTTGATCATTAAAAGATCCATAAGCGTTATATGGACGAATTCCATTGATTGTTTGATTTCCACTTGCGTCCGTAGATGTATTAAATACTTGTTGCTGTCCTGCCCCAAGAATTGAAGTAACGTATGGTTGCGCCCATGGAGTTAGACTAGTGTATTGATTTTGCTGTTGCGTAGTTTGTTGTTGACCACCACCACCACCGCCGCCCTTGCCGCCGCCACCCATGAGAACGCCACCTTGGGCTGCTAATTTTTTACCGTATCTCAATATGCTCATTTATTTCGCTCCCTGATCCATCTGCAATCAGCTTTGTTCATTTCAAAAACTACAAGATCACCGCCGTCTTCATGCATCCCTGCAAATCTAACAGCCTCTTTAAATCCTAATTTTTTGTCATACTCAATAGCTTTTACATTATTGCTATTTACTATTCCAAAAGCTTTTTCAATACCAAGTTGATTAAACGGATAATCAAAAGAGGCTTTCAATAACTGCTTGGGTGTATAACCACCCTTTAGATTAACCATGTGCATCTGGCAAGTCTTGCCTATAAATGCGGTATAACCAATAACCCACTCAATTTTATCCTGCTCATCTACCCAAAACAACGCTTGTAAATCACCGCAGGGTTGAACCCCAATTTCTTTAAGCAATATATCCGAAGCAATCTGTCTGGCTTCTGGAGTTTGCGCACTGCAAATCATTTTGGTAGATATTTGTTCGCTTTAATTTGTTTGCCCTGAGCCTTACGACCTGTACGGGCACTGCGTACATTATCCATCATTTTGTATAAATGCTTTGCTCCTGCATCTGTAGAACCATTGCCTAGGTGACTTACTACGTCAGCTGGTACCACAAACTCGCCGTCTGCAAGTCTAGCCGGTTGTTTGTTAGCAATGCTAGCAGGAATGTTATCGCTCATTCCATCGCCCGGTCCCTTAAGTAATCGACCGCCATCAGAGTAACCGCCTAAATTAGATTGAATATCTCCACCATGGGCATACTTAGGAGTTGAGTTTGCTGGCAACAGATTGCTTGGTACCCCCATACCATACTGTCCTGCTAATGATTGAATGTAATCCATTGTCAGTGGTTGGGATGATGCCGATTGTTTTGATTGCAATCCCGTAACTCCTGCCGCTGCCAATCCGCCATATGCGGGATGGGTTGCAGGAGATGCTGCAGGATTTTGAGCCATTCCACCAACATCAAATCGTTTGCTTAAACTAGCTATTCCACCCTCTGCTGCAACAAATGTAGGTTTATAGTTTTTGCTTAATGTAGCACCCAAACCATAAGATTGAGCTGTTGGAGGTGTATATGCAGGTAAATAATTTGGTTTAAATGCATTTGGTCTGGTGGCTAAATAGGCAGCCCCAAGTCCCGCTGCAGTTAAAGGGAGATTGTTACCCACCAACTTTAATGCTTTGTTAGCATATGTGCTTATTGTAGATTGTGGGCCGCCATTATAGCCTGAAGAACTCCATCCCGGACCATAAGAGTTTGGATCAGTAGTTGTAAAGTTACCATTGCCAGATACATCAACTGGAACAGTTTGTGGATTGCTTACCGGTGGAGCAACTTGAGTATTTCCAGCTGCTATAGGAGGCTGTTCAGGATTAAAAGCTTGATCTGCAGATGCGGCATTTTTTACAGTATTGGCTCCTGACAATGTTTGTCCAGCAGTAACACCTCCAGCACCAGCAGCTTGAGCAGCGCTTGCTGCCATTAAAGATTCTGCAGTAGTGGTTGCAGGCAATCCTAATGCTGTAGGAGCCATGCCTCCAACTTGCATAGCATATGCAGCGGTAGGATATCCTGCTTGAACAGCGGCAGCATCTGCTGCGGCTAATGCTTCTCCTGATAATACTGCTTCGCCAGCAAAAGCTCCACCTAGTGCGCCACCAGCTCCGCCAATAAGACCACCATATAAAGCTCCATTAAGTACGCTGCGACCAGTTAATCCGTTAACTAATGCTCCAGTACCAGCGCCAATCAGTGCACCACCAATAAGACCAGTACCTAATGCGCCAACAGCTGCGGCGGTTTCTGCTCCAATTACAAACGTACCTGCGGCAACAAATGACATATTATTTTCCTTCTAACAAAGAATCTGAGTTATCAATAATCATGTTTTCCAGTTTTTCTAAATCAGTTTCATCTGTGGAAAATATATTTTGAAATACAACCGTTTCTACTATATAAGCTACTTTTCTACCTTTAGGAGCCATAAAAGTCATTGGGGCTACCAATTCTTTTTTATCTCCATTGCTGTCTATAAGGATCATGCGTCCAGAAACCATACTACAAAGATGGTCTATCTTATGGGCTTTTCCAATAATTACTGCGCCTGCTGGCATGGTAACCTGTTTAATATATACATTTGGTCCAAAAAAGTTTTCTTCTGGACATTCAACTTGAGGCATGACTTGCACTTGTGCAAGTAAGGCGTCTACCTTCTGACCAAGGATCGTGTTCAATTCTTGAGAGGTATTTGCCACTAGGTTCATATAGATGCTTTAAATTTAAACTGCTTTTGATCTGATTGTTGAATTTGATATCCGACCATTTGTAAGCCTTTTGCAGACATTGGGTCTAATTCTGTGTCGTAAATAGTTCTTATACCCATTTGCTGTAATTGTGTAGCAAAAAATTGAATATCCGCATCTAATTGCTGTTCTGTGCCCATAGTAAAAAAGTGCACTTTAGCAACGCCTTGCCCAAGCATTTTTAAGCCCATTACAGACTGTCCATGAGGAATAAGCTTTAACCCTTCAGATAGTTCTTTTTGAACCGCAGCAAGGCCTTTATCAGTTGGAATACCCCTGTTTTGAAAGTAATGCATAATTACTTTATTAACCGCTGTATTTTGACCGGGCAACTGACCGCCACCCATTTGGGCTTGCAAGTCGCCTAATGCACCAATTCCTTGTGAATCCATAATATTACCTTTTAGGGTTATTTGGGGTTGATTTTAACATT